CAATCTCACCTCAGCTGACTACCTGCGCGCGTTTCAGGCATTGATGCCGCGTGGTCGCGTGTGGCCTCGCGATCCCGATGCGATTCAGACACAGGTCTTTGCCGGTTTGACGCAGGTCTACGGCCGGCAGACCGCACGATCAAACTACCTGCTTGTCGACGCCTTTCCCGCGACCACGTACGAGCTGCTGCCTGAGTGGGAGTCGACGCTCGGGCTACCCGATCCGTGCGCCGGCGAGTCGCCAACCGTCCAGCAACGAAGGGCGCAAGTCGTCGCACGGCTCGCAAACAGTGGAGGCCAGTCCGCAGCGTATTACATCGGTTTCGCGGCCAAGCTGGGCTATGGGATCACGATCACCAATTTTGCGCCGTTCCGCTGCGGGCAAAGCACGTGTGGCCAGCAACTCGGCAATAGCGACTGGTTTTTCACGTGGTCAGTGAATGCGCCGCTGAATACGGGGTCGTTCGCTTCGCGGCCGGCCAATCCGCAGCCGGCGAGCCACTCGGTAGCTGGAATAACACCGTCCTCCAGTGTGAGCTGAACGCCATTGCGCCGGCGCATACGGTTCTGCAGTTCCGTTACTCGTAAGGAAATTCATGTATCAGATTGATAACTCGACTGCGGCAACGACGCAGCCGGCGTCGACCGCCGCCGGAACGGCGGGCTTCTTCACCGACGGCAACCCGGCGACGAGCACGCCCGCGACGATCCTTCCGGCCGAGTGGCTGAACTCGGTGATGATGGAGCTCGTCAACGTTGTGAGCGGTGGCGGCGTTACGCCGACAAAGAACCAGTTCAACAACGTCCTCTCGGCGATCAAGCGGATCGGGCAAAACACGATCGTCCTGGCCGACACTGGAGCTGCGAACGCCTACACTGCCACAAACTCGACCCCCCTGGTGGTGGGTACATGGGTCGATGGTGTTTTGCAGGCGGTGAAAATCGCGCATGCAAACACCGGCGCCTCGACCTATTCACCGGATGGTCTGACTGCAATTCCAATCTATGGACTCGGCCTGCAGCCGCTGCAAGGTGGCGAGCTGGCGCTCAATGGCACGGCAATTCTCATGCGCCTGACCATCCCGGGCGTCAACTCTGGCAATTCAATCTGCGTGCTCATGGAGTGCGCGGGCGGTGCGCAGCAGGTCGCGCCCGCCACGCAGAGCCAGCATGCGATGCAGTTGGGCCAGGCAACTGGGCGGCTGCTCAATATTCAGTACTTCACAAGCAGTGGCACTTATACGCCTAGTCCTGGAACAACCAGCATCATTGTTGAAGCGGTTGGCGGCGGCGGGGCGGGAGGAGGGGCTACGAGTGCTGCCAGCAACGTTTCCGCTGGTGGTAGCGGGTCAGCTGGAGGATGGGGATATAAGCGCATCACAAGTGGATTTAGCGGTGCATCTGTAACCATCGGCGCAAAAGGAACTGGCGTTGCGGGTGCCGCTGGCGGCAATGGCACCACTACCTCTTTTGGCGCGTTCCTGAGCGTCCTCGGCGGAGGCGGTGGTGGCGCAGGAGTTGCCGCTGCGGTCGTGGGCATTGCTGGATCAGTCGGCGCTGCTTCGGGTGTTGGTGCGGGCGCAGATGTTGGCGCATCAGGTCAAGTAGGGAATCCTGGTGTCATTCTTTCGCCAACCTCCGGTTTTGGTGGAGTTGGAGCTGTGTCGAGATTTGGTTCTGGTGGCCTAGTTGCGGGACTGAATGGGACTGGTGTAACTGCCGGAGGGAATGCCTCTGGGTTCGGCGCATCTGGTAGCGGTGCAATCGGCGTGAATAATGGTGCGACGGCCGCCGGCGGGAACGGCGCCCCTGGCTTGATAATCGTCTATGAGTACGCCTAATATGAAAAAATACGCTCGAATTTCTGGCGAAATTGTCGCTGAACTGTTCTCGACGGATGACGACATCGCGACGATGTTTCACCCGTCGCTCGTTTGGGTGGATGCGACAACTGCAGCCCCGGCTCCGCAGGTCGGCTGGTCTTATGCGGACGGCGTCTTCTCGGCCCCTGACGGCCCAACGCTTGCACAGGTGCAGACGGCGCAGATTGCCATCATCGAGGCGGCCTATCAAGTTGCCATTCAGCAGCCTGTCAGCTACATGAGCACAACGTTCCAAGCGGATCTGGAGAGTCAGGACGTACTGGCTAGGTCCCTAGTGCCCGGCGCTGTCCCTTCCGGCTTCTTTTGGCTGGATGCCAACAACAGCCAGGTGCCCATGACCTTCGCCCAGTTGCAGGGGCTTGCCGGCGCGATGCTAGCGCAGGGTCAGGCAGCGTTCTCAAAGAAGACAGGGCTGAAGCAACAGATCAGGGCCGCAACGAGCATTTTTGCGGCACAATCCATCGTGTGGAGCTAACCATTGAGCCTGGCGGAGCTGCTGTGTAGGAGGAATATCAACCTTGCAAATTAGTTGAATTATCATCAAGCCTTTCCAAGGCGGAATCCCGATGTCAAATAACTTCAATCTGCTGCGATTGCTGTTCAGTGTAGCTGTGGTGCTGTCACACTGCGCGCCGTTGCTCAATATGCCGTCGCCGTTGATCGAGCGCTATCTCGGGGATTTCATCGGGCTGAGCTTCGGAGGATATGCTGTGCATGGCTTTTTCGCCATTAGCGGCTATCTCATCACGAAAAGCTATTTGCGGAATCCGAATCTTGCTGCGTTCGCGGCAAACCGTTCGCTGCGGCTGGTTCCGGCGCTTGTCGTCGCCGTCCCGATTGGGTGGCTTCTAGCCGCGAAGAGTGACTACTTTGCAGGCAACATCTCCAGCTTGGTCAATGGCAGCTTGTGGACATTGAGCTGGGAGGCGGCATGCTACGTCGCTGCAGGGTTGCTGGGAGCCGTAGGTGTACTGACGCGGCGAGCGTTGCCGGCATTTTTTGCTGCCGCCGTGCTCGTCTACATCACCCACATGGCCGACTCTGACACGTTCCGAATTGGCGTCTCGATGCTGATGCTGTTTCTCGTTGGCGGCTATGTGGCTGTGATGGGCGACGAGATCCCGCTCCAGCGACTCGGTATCGTAGCGCTGCTCGTGCACACGGCCATTGTCATTCAGCCGGTGCGCGAGGCCTTGATGCAGGGCTGGGCGAGTTTTGAATTTGCCTTTGGCCCGAAGTTTAGCGATCGCCAGATCCTGACGTTCGTGCATCTGGCGACTTACCCGTTTATCGTGCTGTGGATCGGGATGGGGTTGCCGCGACTGGTGAAGCTGAAGACCGATCTTTCGTATGGGGTCTATATCTACGCGTGGCCCCTGCAGCAGGCCGCAGTGTATTGGATGAGGGAAACGGGGCATCCTATCGGTCATCCGCTCATGCTGTTCGGGATAGTGCTGCTGCCGCTGTTCCTGCTGTCGTACCTGTCGTGGATGCTGATCGAGCGACCCGCCCTAGGCATGAAGCGCCGTTCGGCGTTTGCCCAGACAGCGCAAAGCGCCGTTCGATAGGGTATCCACTACGCACTCTTGAGCCGCCTCCGGGCGGCTTTTTCATGCCCGCCAATCGAGCGGGCTTTTCTCATTCCGGGGTCTACATGGCAGCAGAACCAATCAGCGGCAGCGCCGCAGGAGTAGCAGCTGGCTCAGCTATCGCGAAGTATTTCGGCCTGCAGCTCGGTGCCGGAGCGGTTGCCGCAGCGCTGGGATTTCTCGTGCTGTGGCCGAAGACTGCAAAGGAGGGTTTTGCCAGGCTCGTGTCGTCAATCATTGCCTCTATGGTCTTCGGGCCGGCGCTGGTCGCGTTCGTCTACTCCCGCTACCCGGACATCTTCGCATCCGCGCGCGCGCTGGCAGTGGCCGCCGGCGTCAACCCGCAGTTCGGGATTCTGTATGCCTGTGCGCCGTTGTTGGTGATCGCTGGGTTGCCAGCGTGGTGGATTCTTGGCGCGGTGCTGCGCTGGTTCGACAAGCGTCGAGACAAGGACATCGTGGAGATGGCGGAAGAAGTCAAGGACGCGGTGGCAGGGGTGAAGAATGGCTGATGCGCTGATCACTGCGGCGCAACTTCGCGCAATCATGCCGCTGGCTGGCGCTCGAGCGGACGTCTTCGCGCCGCACTTGTCTGCCTCCATGCTGCAGTTCGAGATCAACACGCCAACGCGCGCGGCCGCGTTCCTTGCCCAGACTGGGCACGAATCCGGTCAACTGCGCTTGCTGCGTGAGATCTGGGGCCCGACGCCGGCGCAGCGTCGGTATGAGGGCAGGGCTGACCTTGGCAACACCGAGCCAGGCGACGGGAAGCTCTTTATGGGGCGGGGGCTGATCCAGATCACCGGGCGCAAGAATTACGTGCTGTGCGGCTTCGGCCTGCACCTCGACCTGATCGGCCAGCCTCAACTGCTCGAGCAGCCCGAATACGCCGCCGCATCCGCCGCCTGGTACTGGCATGTCAACAACCTGAACCGGTTCGCCGATGCAGCCGACTTTGTCGGTCTGACCCGCGCCATCAATGGCGGCATCAACGGCATTTCCGACCGGCGCGCGCTCTGGGCCAGCGCCAAGACTGCATTGGGGGTCAACTCATGAGCAAAGCAAAGATCGTCCGCGACACCGAGGGCCGGTTCTACGGCATCAAGTGGCGCTGCCCTGGCTGTGACCTTGCGGACGGCTACGGCGTGCACATCCTGCCGGTGAGCTGGCTGCCGCCTGGCGAGACGGAAGAGTCGTCGCACAACGCGGGAAAGCCCCGCTGGTCGTTCAACGGCGATTTCGAGAAGCCAGTGTTCGGCCCGAGCGTGCTGAGCTCGTGGAATGAATGGCAGGGCGATGACGTGCCGCGGAAGAAGCATATCTGCCACTCGTTCGTCGGATGCAACGGCGCGCAGCCCGGACAAATCGTATTCCTCAGTGACTGCACGCACGCCCTCGCCGGTCAGACGGTCGAGCTGCCCGAACTCGACTGATTCAACGCATCCCCATCTGAGCCCCGCCGCGTGCGGGGCTTTTGCTTTTCTGGAGGGCCACATGGCCATCACCGATACCCACGAAGAGAAAGAGACGCTGGCCGTCGACGTGCTGCTGCCAGGCCACGAGGCGCGCACCACCACGCCGCTGTTCCTGCATTCAAAGAAGGCGCTGATCGTGCGCGAGGGCGGGCGTTGCTACATCTGCGGGAAGGCGGCCGAGCAGTCAGGCCATCCACTTGAGGCGCACCACCACCCGATCGAGCGATCGCTGTCCAACATGATCGACTGGTCCACGGTGGCCGGGCTCGCCAAGATCGGCGCACTGGGCCCGCACGCCGCGGCGTTCGATTGGAGCAAGTTCGATCCGGCCGATCCGTACACGTTCGTCGACGACATGACAGTGAACGGGCTGCTGCTCTGCAAGGAACACCACACCGGCAAGGACGCCGGCATTCACGACATGCCTTTCCCGCTCTGGATCGCTCAGAAGTACGCGCGAGAAGGCTACCAGTTCAGCCCCACGGAGGTGATCCACCATGCTGACCATTCTTGAAGCTATCGGCGCCGCGCTGAAGGCGATCTTTGCCACGCCCGAGCGCATTTTCGTAGCTGCCGTGCTGGTCATCCTCGCGCTTTCCGGGGGCGCCGTGCTGACATACCGGCACGAGCGCGACGCTGCGCGCGCCGAGCTGTCGCAGGCTCAGACCGATCTCGGCAAGGCGCAGGCGGACAACCGTGAGTTGACGGGGATGATCGGTACGCAGAACGCCGCGGTGGCTGATTTGCAGGCTCAGGCCAAGCTGCGGCAGTACCAGGCGGCCAAGGCCGATTCCGACGCCCAGGCCGCGCAGTCCAAGTACACCCTGCTGGCCGGCAAGATCCAGGCGCAAGCCGCCGGCGCGGACCAGTGCGCATCGCTGCACGGGCTGCGTATGACTTTCGTGAAGGAGCGCCCATGATCCGCGCGCTGATTCTGTGTCTGCTGCTGGCAGGTTGCGCGGCTGCGCCCCAAGTGGTCGAGAAACCGGTGGAGGTGAGGGTGCCGGTCGCCGTGCCATGCAAGGCGCCGGGGATCCCTGAGCCGGACTGGCCACTGGCCAAGGTACCGGAGACAGCCAGCGACTTCGAGTGGTTTAAGGCGTCGCTGGCCGAGCTGGCCCTGCGCGCCGGGTATGAGGCACGTCTGAAGGCCGCTGTCGCCGCATGCCAATGATCCGCCTCGTCGTTGTCGCGCTGCTTTCCGCCCTGCTGGCCAGTTGCGCCGCGCTCGACTGCGCCGGCGAGGCCGAGCGCGGCGGCTATTTAGCCGGATGCAATGCAGAGATTCGATACTAGGAGTGCCCATGTTCTTCGTTATATTCCCCGTCGCCGGCTTGGCCTCTGTTCTATTCGCCGCGCTGGTGTGGCTCTTCGCGCCGTTCATCGCGCTGGCATGCCGCCCCGATGGAAACCTACCCGGCGTGCTGCAGCTCTGTCAGACGTTCGACGCTACCCTGGACGAGGGCTGGAAGGGCGGCTATTTCGGCCAGTTATCGGCCTCACCTACGGGCATTACCCTCTGGTGGTATCGGTCTCGCTGGCTGCAGCGAAACCCCGGATATAGCCTGGACTTCAGCATTCTGGGCATGCCGTTCATACAGACTCAGTGGACCGTGGTGCGCTGTGACGGCGTGAATTTCTATGCTAAGGGGCCGGGCGGCGCGTTCTGCCTTGAGGGTGTCAATCGCTGGGGGCTGCACTACAAATTCGGCTGGAAGGCTTGGAACATGTACGACCCGCAGGCCAAGACGTGGAAGGCCGCGCCGGAATGGCGAGACGGGATCATTCCGATCTGCTTCACGGTGTCGCGGTAAGCGCTCAATCTCGCCGCGGCAACTCGCGCCGGATCTTCTCTATCACCCGCCGGTGCTTATCCACCGCCTCTTCCCAAGTCAGCGAGTTGTAGCACCTGGTCATGCCGCCGCTGATCGTGGTGCGGAAGACCGGCGGCTCGTCATTGCGGAGGCTGGCCCAGCCCGAGAAGTAGGTCCAGACGTCGATGGCGTGCTCCGGCAGGATGTCCTTGATCTGCCAGGCCTTGCCCTCGAAGCTCTCCCAGCGCGCGTGCACGCCGTGGTCGTAGACCCGCACGGGCCGGCCGGCCGCGTCCAGGATGTAGTAGCGGTCGTAGGCCGGATCGATCGGGCAGGGCTCGTATCCGGAGGCTGGAGCCGGTGGCCGAGGGGCGGCAGATAGGCGTGGCATGGGCAACTCTGATACTGGTTATTTATACAGTATCATGGCAAATCGAGCGTGATGGTTGTTAGGCGAAGACAACTCAGATGTAAGAGATTCCTAATTCACTATTTTTCCTACGACATGGCATACTCGCGCAAAAATTTCAACGGGAGAGTGCTGTGCCGGAGTTTGTTGTCAATAGTGAAAAGGACGCCTTCGACCTCTTAAAGAAGGCGCTAAATGAGCAGCTCGGCGAC